GTGGTGATTGTTTGTGCTGAATTGTTTCCTGTATAAACGTCTGTAGAAAATACTTCTTCAACGTAGACTGGATCACCACTAGCAGAACCAGCAGCTTGCATTAAAGCGTTTCTTATATTGGTCATGCTAAAGCCAATCCAGCAGTAAATCCGTACCAAGTCGTACCACCATCACAGGTGATAAAAACTAATACGTCTGTGCCGCTTGTTGTTAATGTAGGTGCTGTGGCTGCTGGCCAATCTACTGATCCAGGCCATGTTTGAGTTGCACTGCCTCCGTTTACTAATTTAAGTACAAATCCACAAAGTTCATCTGAGGCTGTAGGATTGCTGAAAGTCCATGTAGTAGCACCTGTAGTTGTAGCTGTTACTGAATTACCTGCCGTTAAATCTATTGTTTTAGAACCTGTAGCATTGCCTATAGCGTTAGTAACTTCGCCATAGTCTTTTAAGTTGACCCTGCTTACTGTTTGGTCAGCACCCGCTAGTTCAGCAGATAAAGTAAGTCCTGCTAATGTAGGATTGCTTAAAGCTGCCTTAGCATCTAATTGAGTTTGTATGGCTGAAGTCACGCCATCTGTATAGTTAAGCTCTGCTGTCGTAGCCGTTACGCCATCTAGCAAATTAAGCTCTGTAGCTGTGCTAGTCACGCCATCTAAGATATTTAACTCAGCAGCCGTAGAGGTAACACCTAAATTTGTTAAGGCTGTTGCTGCACTAGCTAGGTCACTAAGATTGTTTGATAGTTGTGCAAATCGAGCATTAGAAGCTGCTTGTGTGTAAGTATCTGATACCGAAAAAGCACCATAAGCTACAAGGTCAACAATATCACCTGTTGCAGCACCAGTAGCTAAAACTACATTCGTCCCACTTGTTGCAGTTACATCAGTACCTACGAGCAATTTAATACCATTTAAGTAGACATCAACAAATCCAACATCATAGGTAATAGAAAAAGTTGTTTGATTAGAAGTTGCTGTATACGTTTGTCTACTTGATGTTCCGTTAATTGCAGAACCAGCCGCTTTCCAAGAAGAACCTGTATAAACTCGCATTTCTTCAGCACTTGAGTCGTAGTAAAGCGCACCAGTAACTAACGCATCACCATCGTTATCTACAGACGGCGAACTTGATTTGCTTCCTAAATACCTATCGTCAAAAGAATCATAGCTTGCTGCCGCAGAAGTCGCACTTGAGGAGGCAGAAGTCGCGCTAGAAGCTGCCCCAGTAGCGGAAGATGCTGCCGCAGTAGCTGAAGTAGCCGCAGCAGAAGCACTTGTAGCCGCAGCCGTAGCACTACCCAATACGTTATCAACATAAGCCTTACGAGCTAAATGTGTATCGTCTGTAGGATTAGCACTAGAAGTAATGACATTTGAACCTATGGCTATATTGCCCGTCATTGTGCCACCCGCTAAAGGTAGCATAGTGTCTAATTGACCCTTGTTGACAGCATCACCACTAGCCGAACCATTGGTTAGCCCTGTAACTTTATTGCTGCCCATCGCTATAGCACCAGACATAGTACCGCCAGCCAAAGGCAGTTTAGCTGCTATAGATGTAGTAATCATTGAGTTAAAGGAAGCATCGTCATTTAAGGCCGCAGCAAGCTCATTAAGCGTATCTAATGCTCCAGGTGCGCCACCTATTAGGTTAGTTATTTCTGTGTCCACATACCCCTTGGTGGCTGCGTCTGTTGAGTTGCTTGGGCTTCCAAGGTCAGTCAGAACAGCCGTGTTAAAGTCTACTGTCCCGTTAATAACTAGGTTGTTGAATGTACTTGTACCAGAACCGGCAGTTACATTACCGGTTAAGTTTCCGGTTGAATTGCCAGTTACATTGCCTGTTATGTTGCCGGTCACATTACCGGTGATATTTCCCGCAAAATTAGTAGAAGCAGTAATCAAAGTACCCGTAATAGCCGCAGCAGTAGACGCTCCTATCACTATTCCATTGACTGAACCGCCTGTAGCAACCAAGTTTGAAGAAGCAAGTTGTGAGTTAGCGGTTACTGTACCTGTGGCTGTAATAGCCCCAGTAGCTATAGAGGTAGGGTTAATACCAAATTCAAAGATGTTGTTACTGCCATCCCTGCCGAATAATCGCTTATCAGTTACATTCTGCGCTATTTCATACGCTTCAATGTCAGAGGTAGTTGGCGTATCACCTGTCCCGCCTGTCTCTCTTTTGAGTTTAATTTTAGCTGCCATTTAATTCACCACTTAACTTTGTTAGCCCAATATGCAGCAGAACATTTGCCCTTTGCAATATTCTTGGCGTGTCTAGCTTTGAATGACTTTCTCCTTGCCTTGTCTTTAGCTGAAGAAGGATTTTTACCCGCACCCTTTACGCCCTGTTGACCAAAGCGAATAGTCTTTACAGACCCGTCTTCGCATTTAGCAACAACAACATGGCTTTTTGTAGGGTGACTAGGTGTCCTCTTAGGCTTGTTATAGCCAGAGACTCCTATCCTCTTGAGTCTTGAATCTTTCGCCATAAAGCAAGAAAGGGGGCAAAGCCCCCCTTCCGTACCTCATATTATACGTCTGGAACGCAGAGAATAAATCCTGCTTCTGGACGATATGCCTGTACACCATAGAGCGTATCAGCGGTATAAAGCGTTGATAAATGCTCTTGTTTGTACTGAGTCTGTGACCTAACAGCCATCTGCTCGGCTAACATGATGGCATCTTTATGTATCAAATATGCACCACGAATATCTTTAGCACCAGAAGAGTTGCTGCCAGCATCCTCAATAACAGGACAGTTTGACGAAACATAGATATCAATGCCGTATACCTGACCAATCAAACCGCTTTGAACAGTTTGAGGTGAAGTAAAGTCAGCAGATACATATCTATCAATACCCATAATTGCAGATCGCAATGTAGGAGGAATGATAAACGAACGATCCGTCATAGGAACGTCATTATCATCCATTTTCTTTATTAATCCACGAAACCCTGCATCTGTAAATACATCAGCAGCTACGACAGTATCGTCTGTATACGCAGTTAATCCACTAGAAGCATCAACAAAGAATGAGTTTGCGCTTTCAAAGGCAGTACCAGCAGCGGTAGAGCCATCAGTCACGACAGTCATATCTAGTGTGCTTGAACCAAAGCCAGTACCAGCGCGGAATAGATCATCATCTACCTGCTTTGCTAGGGCATAGCCAGCATCGTCAGTGTAGAAGGAACGTAATGACGCTTGTGCCTGTACTTCAACAATGTCCTCAATCAAGCGTGAATACTCGAAATGTCTGTTAATAGTAACAGTAATTTCGCTTTCAAGATTCGCTTGAATAGTCACCGCAGTAGCTTCTGACTTAGCAGCCGCGCTTCCACGAGTGGGTTTGGGAACATGAATAACATCACCCTTGGAACCTGAAAAGTTAAGGGTTTTAACAAGTGGAGCCATCTTGAGATTTTTCTCGTAGCTCGCAATCACTTCGTCACTCCATATTTCAGGAATGAATTTATCAGCAGCAGTCTTATCTACAGCAGCATTAGCTGTAAAATAAGCACCTGAAGTTTCATTAGCCATAGTAGTTACCTTTTACCTTACCCTACCTTCCGCATAAGCCTTTCTAATTTCAGGCTCCATGCCTTGGTAGCGTTTAATGTCAGTCTTCATAAGATTAATAATATCTGCCCTTCGGAAGATTTTTTTAGATGGAGGTTCACTACTACCCTTTGCACCGCCCGTAGAAACCTTTTTCAAAGTCTCCTTGGAAGCTACTTTCTCAGAACTGGTTGCCGACTCAGAAACCTGTTTGATCTGTTTCCACTGACCTAACAAGTTATCAGCAGCAGCCGTATCAAACTGACTGTCTGCCCTTTGTAGCAATTCAATCCTAATGGGGTCACCTTTAACCCAGTCAACAAAGCCTGTGTCTTTAATGATATCCCCAACGTCAGGGTGCTTCTCCACCAATTGCTGTCTAGCCTGATCTTGCCGTATTTGCTGTGTTGTTTGCTGCGCTTCCTTAATTGCAGGATGGTTAGCAATCTTCTCAGCTACCGCTTTATCAGGGTCAGCAAAAAAATCTGCCTCTTCAGCAGGTTCTTCTTTGGCACTTGACTGTTTGAGAACAAAATCGTCTACAACCCTTCGCAATTCTTTGACTTCAGTTTCAGCAGACCTAAGTTTGCCTAGTTCTGAACCCTGCTCACCTAGCTTGTTTTCAAGCTCTTGGTGCATTTTTACTAAATCCGCAGGGGACTTATCTTTGTATTGCTCCGGTAACTCTGCTACCTCTTCTTGAACCTCATTCTGTGTAGAATCAGATTCTTCTAAGACAGGGCTTGTATCCGTTTCGTCTACCTTTACTGGGTCAATTATTTTCGCCATCATTAAACCTCATAAGACCTATTAAGCTACCCATTCGCTTCTTTAAGCTACTGGACTATGGTTCGGCTACCTTACGTTCTAATGCTATCTGTTGGTCGCGCATCTTTAACCACTTTTCAGTTGCCCCTGGAAAACTTCCAGTTGCAGGTTCAAGACTACAGCGAACCGCAGAGATAATTCTTTTAGCCTTACACTCACAATGAGGACAATCTATTGTGTATGTTTCACGTGAAACCAACTTCTCAGAAACATGGTTATTCTTGCATTTAAATTCAAAAATAACTCTAAGACCACTCAAGTTTGCTACCCTCGTTTTCTCTATTATGCTCCGTTGTTGCTTCTAAATTCAACAATAGTGCAATAATTTTTAATTTCCCTCTATTTAAATGTAGCTCTTCCATGCTATCAATGTTCTCTATTGAGTCAGCCCTTGATGCTTGCTGAGTCAAATAATCCATCAAATACTTCCAGCCTTGTGTGCTAAACATTTCTGCATAAGCCGAATCCCTTTCTGATTCGTACTTTTTTAATTCGTCTTCAGTCATCAGTTAGGGAGATTTTCCGTAAGCTGTTGTCTTGCTCGGTTAGTATCGGCTGTATCTGCCCTAATAGCAGCATCTTGATTTTGTTTTCTTTCTTTTAGTAACCTATCCGTTACTTTTAGTCTGCGCTCAAACTCCTTGTCATCAGCGTCACCCGCCTTCAGATTCTTGGTTGCAGCGTTAATCTGATCAATCTCAAGCTCAACAGGAATTGCTTTAGTTTCCTGAGTAATCTTCTCAGCCCTAGCCTGTGACTCCATAGCCTGTCCATTAAGCGCATTAGTCTGAGAGGACTGAAACTGTAGCCTAGCCTGTAGTTCGGCTTGCTGTGCTTCCTGTGCCTGTGGGTTGGGTTGACTAGCTTGAGCAATAATCTGCTGTAGCTCTTCACGGTTAGATATGTTCATGTTGTCAATAATAGACTGTATTAAAACTGGATAGAGCGGAGAGTCGGAACCCATAGTCTGTAGTAGCTGTACTAACTGGGTGACTTCGTATTCCCTAGCGATAATGCCTAGTGAAGAGGTAACTTCAAACTCATAATCACTTACCGGATAAGTCTCAGCTTCAAACTGCATATACCGATAGGCTATCTTCTGAACAAAAGGAATTAAGAATGATTCTTGGAAGTTAATCAATGTGCGTTTATGACGCTTTATAATAGCCCCTAAAGACATTGAGATACCCGCAGCGGTAGCTTCTCCATTGATAGAACCTGGAATCCCTGCTGAATCTATCGCCCCTGTAGCAGTCTGTACCATCTTCTGAAGGGCATCCGCTTGAGCAAAGGTAATCTGTCCTACCTGCCCGAAATTAAAGGGCTGTAGCACTTCTCTAGGATCACCATTAGTCAGCAATACTTTTCCAGGTCTAATCTCATTATTAGAACCTCTAGGTAATCGGGTAGCATCCATAGCCATCATGGGGTGAACAGTCAATGCCAAGGCATCTATTCTGGCTCTAAGCTCCGCATCAAGGGCTTTTTGAGAGTTATAACCCTTTTCACAGATACCCCGACCAAAGAAACGGCCTGGAACTATATCCCAAGGGAAGGCTACGACAGGGCGGTCATTCATCATAAAAGCATTTCGTTCGGCTTTTAACAGTATTCCACCATTAGCCACGACTACAATAGCTTCAATGTAGTGTCCATCATCCTCATCTGCTTCAAAATCTTCTTCTTTTTCCATTAAGAATTTAGGAATAAGCCCGTAATACTTGGTCAGTCTAATCTTTTCGTCAGGCTGATCAGTCAATTCAGGGTCGGCATTAAGGTCATTGTCGTAGTAATCAAAGCGTAAGTCGGT